GCACAAAAGCAAGTTTTGATTGCCAAAAGGCAGGACGAACGGCTTGAAGCCATGGAGCTGACCAAGGAGCGGGTGGCGCGCGAGATTGCCCGCATGACGTTCTTTGATCCACGCAAGATGTTCCATGCAGACGGTAAACCAAAGGACATCACCGAACTGGACGACGACACTGCGGCATGTATCGTCGGGCTGGACGTGCTTGAGGAATACCAAGGGTCAGGAGAGGACAGAGTGCTCGTCGGCCACGTCAAGAAATACAAGATTGCCGACAAGAACAGCGCTGCGGACAAAGCCGCAAAGATTGTTGGACTGTACGAAGAAGACAACAAGCAAAAGAGCGAAGTTGACGGATTTGCTCGAAACAAGCTCAAGGAAATGAGGGATCGGCTGAGTGCAAAACACGGATGATCTGGCTTGGATGGATGACCTGACACCGGCCAGTCGCCAGGCGCTGCTCGCCAGCGTGAACGACAGCCTGGATGCCGAGAAGATCGCCGATTACCGGCCGTACACCAAGCAAAAGCAGTTTCACGCCATGGGCCGGACTATGCGCGAGCGCCTGCTGCGCGCTGGCAACCAGAACGGCAAGAGCTTTTGTGTCGGCTCTGAGGCGGCCTATCACCTGATCGGCGAATACCCAGATTGGTGGGAGGGCAGGCGCTGGGATCGACCGGTTGTGGTTTGGGCATCCGGGGAAACTGGAGAGGCTACGCGCGACAATCCGCAGCGCGTGCTGCTTGGCGTCCCAAGGGAGGAGGGCACTGGCGCCATTCCGAAGCGCTGCCTGGGCTTGCATGGCATGGCGATGGGGGTCGCCAACCTGTTCGATTACATCAAGATCAAGCACCAGTCGGGCGGCTGGTCGCTGCTGCGCTTCAAGTATTACGCGCAAGGCCGACGCAAGTGGCAAGGCCCGCCCGTTGATTTCGTTTGGTTCGATGAGGAGCCGCCGGAAGATATTTACGACGAGGGCCTGGCGCGCACAATCGCCACCGGCGGCATGGCAGCCATGTCGTTCACGCCGCTGCAGGGTATGTCAACCGTGGTGCTGCGCTTTCTGGGCAAAGACAAGACCGCGGACCGCTGCGATGTGAACATGACGATTGAGGATGCAGAGCACATCCCGGCATCTGAGCGGGCCAAGATCATTGCCAGCTTTCCGGCGCATGAGCGCGAGGCGCGCGCCAAAGGCATCCCGACGCTGGGCTCTGGGCGGATATTCCCGGTGTCCGAGGAGAGTATTTCCGTGGCTGCCTTCGATATTCCGGCACCTTGGGTGCAGATTGTGGGCATTGACTTCGGCTGGGATCACCCGTCGGCCGCCGCGCGACTGGCTTGGGACCGGGACGCCGACTGCCTCTACCTGACCCATACGCACCGGGCACGCGAGCAAACGCCGGTCCTGTTCGCTCAAGGGATCAAGGCTTGGGGCCGCTGGATACCGGTGGCCTGGCCGCATGACGGCTTGCAACATGACAAGGGCAGCGGCATTGAGCTGGCAGAGCAATACCGGCAACAGGACTTGAATATGCTGATTGAAAAAGCAACCCACCCGCCAGCGCCAGGGGACGAGGAGGGGGCAGGGGGTAACGGGGTCGAGGCTGGACTGATGGATCTGCTGGACCGGATGCAGACCGGGCGTTTCAAAGTGTTTGGCCATTTGGTGGACTTTTTTGAAGAACTCAGGCTGTATCACCGCAAGGACGGGCGTGTCGTCAAGGAAATGGATGACATTATCTCGGCGGTGCGCTATGCGGCCATGATGAAACGGCACGCGATCACAAAGCCAGGCCAAGCGACATTCAAACGCCGGGGCTCGCCAATGGCGGTTTGACGTGGCACTGGAAGCACTGCGCGATGGATGGGCTCAACGAAAATTCACGATGGATGCGATCTGGTACGACGCAACCATCGACCGCGTGGCAAACGTCATGCGACCTTACCTGGAAAGTGTGACTGCATGAGCCGAAACTTGTCCGCTTCAGTCCGCACCCTGACCAGACATATCAATTTGATATAATTCCCCCGTGCACATCATCTCCATCAAAATGCTTCGTGATTTCTGGCAGAAACATCCACAAGCAGAGGGCGTATTGCGCGAGTGGCACACTGTGGTTGAGCATGTTGAGTTCAAGGACTTCAACCATATTAGAGAAATCTTCAATTCTGCCGACTATGTGCCGCCCTACACGGTCTTTGACGTTGGTGGCAACAACTATCGCTTGGTGGTTGTCGTCAGGTACAGGTTCAAAAAAGTCTTTGTGCATCGGGTGATGACGCATCGGGAATACGACAACTGGAACAAGCTCTATCGGAAAGGCAAGGTGTAATCATGCACGCATCGCACACTCAGTTCGACATCAAGGCCATCCAGACCTCTTGGCAGGCATTTGACGCCATGGCTCACCTGCGCCCCATTCACAGTGAAGCTGAGTACACGCGCATGGTGTCCCTGATGAATGCCATGCTGGATGCCGCAGGTGATGACGGAGACCACGCTATGGCGGGCCTGCTTGATTTGGTAGGTGATCTGGTTTGGAAGTACGAACAAGAGATGCACGCTATCGAGCCAGCAGAACCCAAGGATGCACTGCATTTCTTGATGGATGCTCGAAGTCTGAAGCAAGAAGATTTGGCGGCTATTGTTCCCCAGAGCAACCTATCCGCGATTCTGGCCGGGAAACGAAAAATCAGCGCAACCCTAGCCGGAAAATTGGGCAAGTTCTTCGGTGTTAGCCCTGCCGTATTTGTGCCAGCCTAATCTGGTTCTGTGGCCACCATGTTGTCGCTGACCACGATTTGACCCAACCCGGCGGTTTGTCGTGGCAAGGATGGCAGAGTTACCGGACATTATTCCGGGGGCTCTTTCCATCATGGCAGCAACAATTGACACCGCCCGCGCGCACATGCTGCGCCAGCATGGCGACATCACGGCGGTTTACACCTGGGTTAACGATGAGCGGGCGCTGGTGCTGGTGCCGACTTACCGTAAAAATGCGCCCTGGTTCATTGTCTGCGAGAGCGCGGCCTACAAATACGACGATGACCGCTACATCGTCAGCCAGGCGATCAAGGCCTGTGAGGTGTTGGGCATGGAGCCCAGCCGCCCCAACATCCTGCGCATCGGTACCATCATCGAGGATGGATTGCCAGACCTGATCCGCATTCCGACGCTCCAGCCGCGCGAGGCGACCGGGCGCAAGTACGGCGAGCTCAAGGTGATGGCCAATGGCGAACAAATCGGCGGCGATGACATCCGGGTCGAAAACGAGGTGCCGACCTATGCTTGAGCAACGCACGGTGCGCACCAAGGCCTCGGGCGACACATATTTTGATGCGCTGGAGGACGCCAGCGACAGCTTTGGCAAGAACTACGACGACACCGAATCCAATGAGCTCGATGCGCTGGATGGTGCAGCCGCCCACAAAGAGCACTCCAAGCTGTTGTCCTGGTACCTGCTGGAGCGCGACAAGCAAAGCGCGAACCGGCACGAGATGGCGCTGGATCAGGATTTTTATGACAACATGCAGTGGGACCCGGAGGACGCGGCCACACTAAAAGATCGCGGCCAGATGCCGCTGGTGTACAACGAGGTGGCGCCGATGGTGGACTGGGTGATTGGCACCGAGCGGCGCTCAAGGGTGGACTGGAAGGTGTTCCCGCGCACCGAAGATGATGTTGCAATGGCCGACACCAAGACCAAGGTGTTGAAGTACGTGAGCGACATCAACCGGGTGGCATTCACGCGCTCGCGCGCCTTTGCGGATGCGGTGAAGGTGGGGGTGGGCTGGCTTGATGACGGGGTGCGCGATGACCCGACGCAGGACATTCTGTTCTCCAAATACGAGGACTGGCGCAATGTGCTGTGGGATTCCGCCTCTTACGACCTGGACCTGGTTGATGCGCGTTATATTTTCCGCTGGCGCTGGGTCGATGAGGATGTGGCGTTGATGATGTTCCCGGAGCGGGCGGCGCAGATCAAGGCAGCCATCCATGACGTTGGCAATATGGAGCGCTTCTACGATGACGATGCCCTCGGCAATCAAGACACAAACCTAGACACCAGCCGCAGCGGCAGACTGGTGTCTGCGGGGGCCTATTCATTGCACGACATCAGGCGCTCGCGTGTCAAGTTGATTGAATGCCAATACCGTAAACCGACGCTGGTCAGAATAGTGGCCAATGGGCCGCTCAAGGGCCAGTTTGTACATGATGCCGATGTGGCCATGCAACAGATGCTGTCAGCGCATGGCTCGTCCATCATGCAGCGCACCATGATGCGCACCCATGTGGCGGTGTTCACCGAGGGCGACATGATCTCCATGGGCGCCAGCATTTACCGCCACAACCGCTACAGCCTGACGCCGATCTGGTGCTACCGGCGCGGCAAGGACCGGCTGCCCTATGGCGTGATTCGCCGGGTACGCGACATTCAGCAGGATCTGAACAAGCGCGCCAGCAAGGCGCTGTTTTTGATGAACACGAACCAGATCATTGCCGACGAGGGGGCGGTGGACGACTGGAATGTGTTGCGTGACGAGGTGGACCGCCCGGACGGCATGATCGTCAAGAAGCAGGGCAAGTCCATCGAGATTCGGCGCGACTCGGAGCAGGCCGCTGGCCAGATCAACATGATGACGCTGGCGCAAAGCACGATCCAGCGCGCCAGCGGCATCAGCAACGAGAACCTGGGGCGGCAGACCAACGCTACATCGGGCGTCGCCATTGCGGCGCGCCAGTTGCAGGGCTCTGTCGTGACCACTGAGCCGTTCGATAACCTGCGCATGGCGATTCAGGTGCAGGGTGAAAAGCAGTTGTCGCTGACTGAGCAGTTTTACACCGAAGAAAAAGTGGTGCGCTTAACAGGCGCGCGCGGGGCCATCGAGTGGGTCAAAGTGAACTCGCCCGAGGTGCAGGCTGACGGCTCTACCCGCTACCTGAACGACATCACCGCCAGCGCCGCCGACTTTGTGGTGTCGGAGCAGGACTACAACGGCACCTTGCGCCAGGTGATGTTTGAACAGTTGAGCGCCATGTCACAGCGCCTGCCGCCCGAGGTCGCGCTGCGCTTTCTGCGCATTGCCATGGAGTTCTCGGACCTGCCGAACAAGGATGAGATTGCCGAGCAGATTCGCCAGATCACCGGCGAGCAGGACCCGAACAAGGAGATGACACCCGAGCAGGCCCAGCAGGCCGAGCAGCAGATGCAACAGCAAATGCAGCAGCAGGCCGAGGCGCTCGATATGCAGCGGCAAACCGCCATGCTGGCAATGGAGGAGCAGCGCGCCAAAGTGGCGTTGCTCAATGCCCAGGCCGAAAAGGTCATGGCTGACATTCAGGGTGCGGGGCAGGGCGGCAGCGACCCGGCGCTGGAGGGGCAGATTCGCCAGATCCAGACCCAGGCGGCGGCCCAGATTGACCAACTTTCCACTGATTTACGCAAAGCCCAATCGGAACTGGCGAATCGCACGCTGCAGATCAAGCAGGACAGCGATACAAAATTAGAGGTGGCGCGCATTGACTCCGACACCAAGCTGCGGGTGGCCGAGATTCAGGGTGCCAATGACCAGAAGATTGGGGCGCTGCAAACTGCGCTGGATGAATTGAGCCGGGTGCTTGAAGAGAAGATTGGGTAACCCGGGCAATGTGAAGTTTGGAGGCCTATGACTCAACCGATGGGCACCCGAAAAAGTGTCATTGATTTTGAACCACGCCGATATTTGCAGTGAACATCCCGCGCTGACGGACCGAGCTCCAACCGGATCGTGGTTTCGCACGAGCTAACCTGTTCGTTAGCTCAGGGGCGCGCCGGGTTGGGCGTATTGGCATCGTTTTTCAATCTCGTCAGCGAGTAAATCGAGCCCGACCCTTACAGCCGTATCCTGAAGGTACTGAGAACTAGGGAGTGCACCAAAACCAAAAACCTCTAAGAGTAAGTAACTTACGCGCCGTTGGATGCTGCCCCCGGGGGAAAAGAACTCCACTCCCAAGGCAGTGAGAGCGTCTTCAAGAAAATCAAAGATGTAGTCGAAACCATGTGCGTACAACAATTCCTCAACCACGACCCGGCGGATGCACTCGCTGTCGATCTCCGAGGCGGGACGTGGCAGTTCACGCATCCCCTTGGGGTTTTCCTTTATCCACCTGCGGTATATATATCCTACTTCGCCTTTCTCCGCAAGGGCAAACAACTCGATCAAAGCTACCTGATCGCCTTTCGTCGCGCGCCTTGATGGGTCTTCGTAACGTTCATTTGGTAACGCCTAACGTAAAATTGACGGGATGGCCGACCGTAAAACTTGGACGGAGCCGCGATTGTTAAAAGACATTCTGAGCTGCGCAGACGGACGAGTGAGTTTTAGGTACACCGACGCCAAGAGCGGACTCACGCCGGTGCGGACCCTCAGTCGGAAGATATAAGAAAACTCATTGAGCGGGCGAAGGCAACCTGTTCATCTACCCGCCCCTGGAGCGCCTTGGTTGCCGCCCGCGCCACCTGGGCTTGCAAGGTTTTTTCGACCGGACACAGTACAGCCTGGTCGAGCAGAATTGGCACTTGCCTTCTTACGTTTTGCTGATTGTTGGTTTTTGACTGCATGGTTTCAATCCTTGATTTATAAAACCCCGTCCGCTTGGTGCGGAGCGTTACCGTCAAATACTTTACACCCAGAAACGGTGAGTGGTTTCCAAAATTGGCGGCTGGATTTTTCTGCGGCCATTTTAAATTTGAGTTTTCATCAAGAGCACAATGACCTTGCCCCTGGATTCCGTATCCCATAACTGAGATCATTGGCTGGCCTGTTTGGCTTGCGCCGCGTTCCAGTTATCTTCGAACTGACCTTGCCCCTGGATTCCGTATCCCATAACTGAGATCATTGGCTGGCCTGTTTGGCTTGCGCCGCGTTCCAGTTATCTTCGAACTGCATCGGGCTGACGTAGGTCAGTGTCGAATGCAGC